ATCAAATCCACCATCAACTACATCAATTCTTTCTATATTTCCTTCTACTTCGCAAAGAGCAGAACATCCAATCCCAGTTTTGTCAGAAAGAGTAAGAATAGGAGGATTTATTATATCATAATTTTTTCCTCCACTAGTAACATCTATTTCAGATAATTGACCATAATGAATAATATCATTTGATTTATAATTAAGAATTTCAACTCCATTTACTAATATGCCAATTTTTCCAGGCACAGTTGATTCTGAAATACTACTAACTGGAGATTTAATTTTTCTCAATAATTTTTGAGATTGTATACTCTTATTAGCAAATTTTGCTAATTTAAATTTATTATTTGTGCCACCTCCACTAAATGATACAAAAATATCATTATCTACGTTAGAAGAACTTCTAGCAATTTTAATAGTATTAATATCTACTTTTTTAACAAAATATTCTTCCTCTGCAATATCTAATGTGCTATTTTCTCCAGATACAAATCTTACTTTTTCTCCACTAATTAATCCATGATTAGGAATAGTAATATTAGTACTATCAGAAAATACACCAGTAAATGTAAGATCTGTTTCTCTAATATCTAAACCTTCATCGAGATAGTCTGGAATGGAAGAGGAAGCTACATAAACACAATAATCATCATTAATGTCTACGTAAGAATTTTGAACATTTGTAGTAAATATATTTGCATTAGGATAATTAGATAGATTAGCTTTAGATATTAATCTTTGAACTTTATAATCTACATTGGCAAATAATTCTCCTGCACCTTTTACTAAAACTTCCTTAGAACTAATCAAACCTATAATGGTACATTCTACATCATTAATAAGAGCTCTATCTCCTATAATGAAACTATGAGGATCAAAAAGATTTAATTGATAGGTAAAGTTGGAAGAATCTACAAGATCAAAAGATGCAACATCATAAGTTATAGAGACATTAGGTTGTAAAGATTTAGTAATTAAATCTGAAGAATTAATTCCCAATCCTCTAGGTTCTATAACATCTCCAATTTCATTAAAATTATCAATATCATAATCTAGATCTAAATTACCTAAAACGCCAGTTACTCTAACTTTGACTACATTAGCTGTTCCTAAACCAGAATAACCATAAGCAAAAGCATCTAATTTAATATCTTGCTTAGCTTTAAGATTTACATTAACTCCAGTGCAACCATAAAATTGGTTTAATGATTTTGATGTATATTTTATAGTAGATGAATTTTCATCTAGATAATTAACAATTAAAGTTCCAGTAGTTCCAAAACCAACAGTGGAATCTACTGTTAAAACAGTAGATCCTACAGAAACAGAATCTACTAATTTAGTATTAGGGTGAATAGAAAAATTATCAGATAATTTATCACTTTTTTTATCATAATCTAAACTTAATCTATAATAAGATTTTCCATCTCTTACAATTTGTTCTACATCATTTATAGCTGCAGTAGCTTTAGGTAATCCAGCAACAGAATCTTGAAATAAGTTTCTATTAATGAGATCTGAAGGATTTCCTTCAATAGCCTCAACCACTATTTTTTTAGATACCTTATAATCTGCATTTGAAGGAATAAAGATAAAATCTCTTGGTTTTATTATATCTACATCTTCTCCATATAACGCACGAAATAAAATTTCAAAAGATTGATCAGTTCCTTTAGATGAATAAAAATCTTTTGATTGTTTTAAGAATAATGCTTTATCAATATCATCAGAAAGAGTTCTTTCTTCAAAACCAGGCGTAATTTGTTTTTTTACCTTTTTAAAAAACTCTTGTAAAAATCTAACACTTAAATTATTAACTACTGTTCCTGAAGAATGAGTAGAAATGCCTGATTTAGAGAATACTAGCTCATCAGATTTATTAGAACTTCTATATGATGTAATTCCACTAAATCCCCTTGAACACCCAGTAAAAGAATTAGTTGTAATTCCAGTATATGTAATAATTTCACTATCAATCTGAATTAATCCATAAGTATTAGGAAATCCAGTGGTAGATTTAACATTTATAGTATTATTTGCTATTCCAACATTATCAGATAGAGTTGTAGAATCTACAAGATTTGTTAATTCATCAACTTTTACATACTTATCAATATTTTGTAAAATATCGAGTGTAGATCCTTGATTTTCTATAGCAGTATAATATTGCTCCAAAAATTCTCCAGCAAGAGGAAAATCTCCTCTTATAAAATCAGGAAGTTGATTTTTAACAACGGAACTAATTTTGACTCTGTTATTTTCTGACATTTTATAGTGGTGTTAATTTCCTGCTAATAAAAGGATTAATATGGTGATGATGTAGTAGGAGTAATTGCTGTGGAAGATGATGTAGTAGCTGGTGTAGCACCAGGTGCTGTTGGATTTCCTTGAAGTTCTGGTTGAATAGTACCTCCTAATACATATGTATCCAATGACTGAAGGGATGTATTTTGACCCTCTTCTTCAGTTAATCTTGCTATATTTCCTCTAATGTAACTTGAGGTAGCTGTGTAATTACTACCAGAAGATCCCTCACCAGAACCTACAGTATCAGTTACCATATCTACAGTACTCTTACTTACATCTAATTGTAAATAAAGATCCTGTAGACCAATTACATCATTTGATTGTGGGCAAGTTGATACTTCTATAATTGGCATTTCTTGAATTTTCTTTGATGTACCTGTAAAAGTAATTGGTTTTAATACAATTTCACCTTTATTATAATAAACTGTTCCTACATTACTCTTTACTATCACTGGATTATTTCTAGATTGCAATCTAAAGAAGAATAAAGATCCAGTTCTCTTATCATCTGCGGGTTTATCACCCAAATAAAGAGTATTGGATTCACCAAATATAGTAAATCCTGATGATTGAATATTATAACCATTTATATTTTTTATATAAAATGGATTTCCAAAACACAATTCATATTCAGCAGATTGATTTAATAGGGGTTTCATATCCCTACGTATAGTAACTTTAGTAATATTAGATGTTATTGATTCATTACTATTATCTACAACAGTTTGAAATTTACTATATTTAAATTTTGCTCCATATTTATTCATTTCAGAGGAATTTGCATATGAATTAATATTATTTGATATTACGGTTTTTACTGCTGCAGCATTAGATGCTAAATTAGGGTTATAATATGCATTTACATCAACTTCTACATACAAATATTTCAAATCTTGTATTTCAGCTACTATTCCTGCTACAGAATACTTTCTTAATTGAGTTTTTAAGTTATTTTTGATAGAATCTGGTACATATGGACCATAAAATGGTTTTATAGTGATAAAAACCTTTCCCCATTGAGGTGGATTCATTTCTTCACCTCCAAAAACAGAAACAGACTCTGCTTCAGGGTAAATTTTAGGAATTAATGCTTCATAATCACCTGCTGTAACAGCTCTATTGTAAGTAGAGTAAATTTTAGGTGCATAACGCTTAATTGAGTCTACGGATTCAATTTCTTTACCTCCAGTAGACTCACTTACAGTAGAAAGTATGGAAATTCCAGTACTTACAAGGTTATTATTGTTATCAACTATTCTTCCATTAAAATTAAAGGAAGAAATGCCATTTCCTCCCTCTCCATTAGTGGTAATATAAGAAACATCAATATAATTTAACGATTTTAACTTTTCTCCAAAGACTCCATCACCAAAAATGATCTCATATCTCTGATCTTCCACTTCTTGAATAAAATATACCCTAGAAGTGTCTGTAACTTCAATCAAAGTGTCCGAAAATACAAATTTTTTGGAAGATGTACTGGATTGAGTGTCTCTTACACTTACTTCTAGAGTAGAAGTGTCAATATTTACATTATCTAAAGTATATCTTGAAGGTGGAGCAGGTGTTTGTGCAGAAACAGTGAAATTTGAGGTTAAAAATGTGCCTTCATAAATTTCTATATTAGAAAATGTAGCAATTCCATCAACTACAGGCACTGTTATGTCACTTGGAATGGAAAATGAGTAACTTTCTGACCCAAAGACAGATGCAGAAGTGGTCACAATGCCCTTTCTAAGGGTCAGCGTGACAGGTTTAGTAGTAAATCCAGTTGTATCTACGAAAAATGAAATTATAGCCTTTGCAGCAGTCCTTGATCTGGGTGTATAACCTATATTTCTTGCTAATGCAACTACATTTTCTCTTAAAGTGGCACTATCAATGAAAACTTCATTGCTAACCATGTTAGCATTGTAAGAATTGATGTAAGTATTGTATGCCAATACATCAATTATACTTGAAAGGTTTGATCCTTCAAAGTCGTAATCAGTAAAATTAGAATTTTCTTTCAAATAATCCTTCAATGAAGTCTTTATCTGATCAAAATCTAGATCTGTAAAGTTTACTAATGCCATTTATCTTGTTGACTGTAGTGCAAAGTTTAATTGTTGTGATAAAACATCAATTCCTATAATGTCATAGGTAATAGTAACATCAAATTCATGGTTATCATAGTTAGGTTCCACTTTTACATTGTTTAATTTAACTCTTGGCTCATATTTAATGATGGTTTCTTCAATTTCATCCCTTATTGATGAAGCAGAAATATCATCTAAGGTGTCAAAGAGTATTTCACTTACTCTTGAACCCAAATCTTCATTAAAAAAACGTTCACCTGGCACTGTAAGCACCAAATTTCTAATAGAACGTGCAATAGCAGTGCTATTTTTGATACCAATTATATCGTTATTGATGGGATTTACCTCTAAAGACATGCTAATGTCCTTAAAACCCCTACTAACCCTTTCTACAGGCATGAAAAAACGGTAAATATAAGTTATTTATCATAAAAAAAGAGACCCTTAAGGTCTCCTTTCTTATCTTCCTTGTCCTCTATACCTTTTTTTAGGTTTATTGGAACTTGTAGCAGCATATTTTGTGTGTTTACCCCTTCCTTGATAGGTTTTCTTAGGTATACTCTCTACATAATCGCCTCCAGAGAGAGATTTTCGGACTGGCATTAATTTTCCTCCTCTATGTTTAAGTCTTTCATAATTTTTTCAGACATTGCAAGAACATTAGAAACATTCTTTAGGTTCTCTATTTGAAACATTACATCAGCAATATGTTTACTAATATAAGGTTCTTCACTTCTTGCTGCAAAGGCAAGAGCATTCCTTAATGATGCAACTGCCTCATCCAATGAGTCTTGTACTTGTTTTGATAGTGTCATTAGAGGTCTCCTATATTACTCTTGTTTTCTCATGACCCACCCTAATTCTTGGATCACACCAAATATCATCTCCTGCTTCAATAGCATCTAAACAGAATGAGACATCTTCACCACACATATCTTGTACTGCCCCAGACTCAAAGACTTGCATCTTAGGAGCAAACCAAGGATAAGGAAGATTCTCAAAGACACCCTTCTTAATTAATACCCAACCAAAACCAGTATAGTCAACAGTAAAAGGCTTTCTTCTCTTACCCATAGACTCTACAGTTTCGTGATTCATCACACCACCATTCTTTCTGAAATCATCTTCCTCTAACCAGTGAGCAACTGAGGTAGTTGTGCCATCTTCAGTAGCATACCAACC